TGTAAGTGATTGATTGATAAGTTATTGATTTATAAATAAATTTTAAAAACCATAATTCGTACTTAAATGAGTACATATTTGGCATATTTTTAATCAAAAACCTATGCAGATGGACAGATGGGGCAGGCGATGAGCCAAAATGAGCAAATCGCTTTAGCGCTTATTGAGCCGTATTTACAACAGCCTTTGGGCATGTTTAGCTTGCCTGCGGTAAGGGGCTAAGTTTTGGCTAAGCATTCAAGGCAAAATTGCACAGCATAAGGCATGGGGCGGTAATTTGGGTCATCTGTATGCACCAAATAATAACGCATCATGCGTTCAGACACGCCAAGCATATGGGCGGCTTTTCGCTGAGACAGCCCTGCTTTTTTAAGCAAGGTTCTGATGTAAGTGGGATTTGGGTTGTGGCTTTTAATGTCAGGTTTCATTTTAATAGGGCTAGAATTGAAGCGATTAGGGCGATTAGGGCTATCACAATGGAAACGGCAGGATAGTATTTGGTTTCTTTTTGGATTTTTAGGGTTTCTGCTCTTAACTTTTCAGCTTCTAGCTTAATGCGTTCAAGCTCTGCCATTTTGATTTCTCGGTTAAGGGTTTGGGTATTCATGTCATCGCTCCTATGGCGGTTTGGTTGTGCCTAAGCGTTATTGCTTGGCTATGGGTGTATTATAGGCATTTATTGCCTAATTGTCAAGCATTATTTTTAAAAAAGTTTGATTTTTTTTGGTGCAAATCATGAAACAAGAAATCACACAAGAAATAAAACAAGCCTTTGATGGCGACTTAAAAGATGTAGTCAAAGACTTCACAGGCAGGCGTGTCATCTTATCTGATGATGATTGGGCGGTTAATGATACCCAAGTACTATCTACCATCAATTACAGCGGTAGGGGCGTTTTTACAGGCTTTCACGCCTATGAGATTGATAACAAGACCATCATGCAACAAGATACCAAGCTAATTTGTTTGCAAAGTGAGCTAACAGACACGCCACAGATGAACGATAGCATTAATCAGATGAAAGTGATGAATATCAGCCAAGACCCAGCAGGTATCTGTTATTTCATACAGCTTAGGGGGACAAATGGGGATTAAGTGGCATAAAAAAATCACGGTTGAACCCATTGCCGATAAGATTGATGACATTTACCGCAAATTTGCCATTGACTGTTATAACAATGTGCAAACCCTAAGCCCAGTTGATACAGGGCGTTACAGGCGTGCTCACCATATCAGCATCGGTGAAAGAAGTCTGGGCGAGCATGGCGGCGGTGTTGAGCTTGTCTTAGGTTTGCCAAAGCATACCTATCCTATCATCTACATTCAAAACAACCTGCCCTATGCGTTGCGACTTGAACACGGATGGTCACAGCAAGCCCCCACAGGGGTTTATGGCAATGCCTTTAACAGTACATTGGGGGCGTTAGGCTAATCAAGCTGTCTTTGGTATGCACGCACAGCGTCCATGATGAGCTGATTTTGGGGAATGCCTAAGCGTTTGGATAAGGATTTGATGAGTTCTATGTCATCAAGTTTTAGGGTGAATGCTTTGTTTTTTACCCCACGGCGTGCGTTGCTTTCTTTTTGGATTTGGGTTTGGGTTTTGGGGCTTGCAACGATTTTTGGCATGGTACTTGACCTTTTTTAAAAAATGTCTTATGATAATGGGTAAGGAGTGGCTAGGCGTTTCCACCTAACCTGCCTTAGTAGCTGCAACTACCTTAGGCTTTATACCGTTAGTAAGCTGGATAGCTTAGCAACAGTATGGCGATGATGATTGCGATTTTAATGGATGCTTTCATCGTCTTACTCCTTGTTGTGATGGTAACGATGGCTACCATCTTACCAATCAAGCAGACCTTGCTTGATGTGTTGTATTATAGCCTAGCTTATTTAAAAAGTCAAGTAATTATTACGGTTTTGTATGAAATTGTTATGATTATTTGGCTTTTTTATCCCATTTTGAAAAAGGAGTTGTTATGATAAAAGCTCCATACAACCCGATGGATGTCGCTAACTACATTGTGGCGGAAGCTGTTAGGAAAGAAAAGCCCGTTACCCACCTAAAACTACAAAAGCTTTTGTATTATGTGGTGGCGAAGTATTTGCAAACCCACAATAAACCATTAATTGCTGAAAATGTGGTTAAATGGCAATATGGTCCTGTTGTTAAAAGTGTCTATCATCATTTTAAAATATTGGGTTCGCTTGAGATTACAGAGCTTTGTGAATATATAGAGTCAAAAGATAATAAAAAGCTTTTCTCTGTAAAATGGGCGGATGTTGATGCAAATGTACAAACATTAAAAAACAACCCTGAGTTTACAAAAGTTGCTAATACTGTAATTGATGATTTGCTAAGCGTGTCTGCTTTTGGACTTGTGGATATAACACACGCTGAAGCCGCTTGGCGTAATTTCGAGCCTGAAATTTTACAGGGGTTTGAACCTTATTACTCTGAAGATGAGTTAAAGGCTGCAACTTATGACTAATAATGAGTCAATTGCTGAACTGGTTGAAATTTATCTATCCATATCATCAACCCGTTCAGAAGAGCATGATTATTTGGCAAAGAGTGCCTTTACCACCATGCAAAAAGTATTCAAGCAAATGGTGGCAAACTCTAACGAACCAATTGTGTTACCCTACAAAGATATCTCTGATACTATTTTTCAGAGCAGCCATCATGTGAAAAGTAATTCACTAGAGAGCTTCCAAGACAAAGTAGGTCTATTGATTGACGAGTTTCAAGCTAAGTCGAGATATAAAACTAAGGGGCAAAGGCTTAAAGCTTGCCATAGAAAGCTTGTTGGACATATCATGCTTGCTTATGCCCAAAAAGAATTCATACAAGATTCGGTTAGACAGGCTCAAGAAACTGCCAAAAAAGCTGAGGTTGCAGCAGAATCTGCAGAAGAAATCGCCAAAATTGCAAAAAACAATGCCGATAAAGCTGAAAAAACCTACAATACAATGTTTGCCAATTATGTGACGATATTGGGGATATTTACCGCCATCATCGTTACCATTTTTGGTGGACTAAATGTCGTCGATACGGTGATAAGCTATGGCAATACCCATTTTAGCACCATTATTTTTCTGGCTGCATTGGTATTAATGTGCGTTGTGTGCCTGCTGTACTTTTTGGCAAAAATCATCCTAAAACTAAATGGCAAAGATGATGACAATCAAAGATTTACATTAGAATGTTTGTTTGGGGCGATATTTATCACCTGCATAGGTTTGATTGTCTTTGCTTGGTGCGTTAGTCCAACTAAGACAACCCCAAAGATAGACAAGACAACAGATAAAATAGAACAAAAAGCCGACTAAAATTGGTTTTTTATATTTAAAATGAACCGCTTATCAAATGATAGGCGGTTTTTTATTGGACGAAACATGAACAGTTTTCACATTGAACAAACGCTACTGACGCATATCAAATCATGGGAGTATTTTGATGATATTCCCTTAGCCAAAGAAAACCGAAACTTTAAACCCCCTGATAGCATTTGGGGCAGGGTTACAATTTTGGGTGGTGTCAATCAAGTACGCAGTATTGGCAATACGCCTAATATCCTGCAACAAGGCACGCTGGTAATACAGCTGTTTTGCCCACAGGATTTAGGCACGGTGGCGATTAAGCAAAAGGCGGATAGCCTAGCTAATCATTTACAAACAAGGCGGTTTGGTAGGCTTGAACTGTTAGCCCCCAGCATCATCAATGCAGGATTTCATGATTACTACCAAATTAATGTAAGCGTAGCGTGGAGATACTACTAATGCCAAAAAACCGACACCGACATCTGTTGGAGCTATACGGTGAAATTACCAAACTTGGGGCAATATTAGACGCCCCAAGACCCAAGGACATTCACCCACATGAGTGGGTATTAATGAAAGACCAAATTTATTACATGCGTCAGATTACCGAGTGTTAAAACAAAGAACTGATTATACGGAGAATTGATTTATGTCTAGTGGAGCATTTGTTAAAACGGCATATGCCAAACAAACAGGCGAAACCCTGCCAAAAACTGGCTGGAAAACCTTGCCAAATATCAGCAATGGGCTAACCGTTGCCACAGAGCTTACCAGCAGTGAAATGCTGTCAGGTTCACGCATGGCAAAAGCGGGCATGGTAACATCAGCAAGTGTGCAGGGCGATATTGAGACCGAGCTTATGTTTGGTGCGTATGATGAACTGATTGCTGCTGCTTTTTGGAGTGAATGGTCAGCAGGTGCTAGCCCTAATACGCTAAGTGTTGGTGCAACAAAAACCCAGTTTGCCATTGCCAAAGATTTTAGCGATATTAATGTTAACCATGTCTTTACAGGGTGCGTTGTATCAAGCTTTGGGCTGACCGTGGATACATCAAGCCTAATTAAACTAAAATTTGGTATGACGGGCCTAGGCTATCAAGAAAGTAAAACGGCATCATTTGCCAAAAATCCGACCGCCCAAGCAGATACCGCTAAGGCAAGCGGTTTGTCTATTGGCGAGATTAAAGTAGATGGCAGTAAGCTTGATGTGTGTGTTGAAAGTTTTAGTTTTGAGCTTGATAACCAAACAGAAGTACAAAAGTGCTTGGGCGATAATATCTATGGCGGTAATATCTTAGCCATGCTTACCAACATTACAGGCTCTATGACGATTGCTTATAGCCAAAAAGCCCATGAGATGGTTAGTAACCAAATGACAGGGGCAACGCTAAGCCTTGAGTTACCGATTAAGTTTGGTAATAGTAAGTATGTGATTAAAATACCCAAATTTCAGGTATCAGGTGAAATTCCAAGCCCATCAGGCACAGATTTGGTTACCGTGGATTTGTCTTATACGGTGGTTGATGAAAGCCCAGTTATTGAAAGGCATACCGCCTAATCAGCGATAAAGCAAAAGCCTAGCTACTGCAAATAGCTAGGCTTTTTTATTAACCCCTTTTAACGCACAAAAGGAATTAACTTGTGAGTAATAATAAACGATTTTATCTTAAATTACTAGGTATTTTTATGATTGAGATTACCAATGTTACGCCTGAAAAGATTATCAAAATACTTTGGCATCTTGCAATAATCATATTATTGATATGCCTGATATGCAATTTGGCAGATATTATCCGTGCGATTAGATAAACTTTAAGGAAAAAATAACATGGCATTTGATTTAACACTATTAAAAAAAGACGCTAAGATTAATGCTAAGCGTGATATTGAATTTGATGGGCTTGAATTGACGCTTGAAATTCAAGCAAGCGAAGAATTTAAACGAGCAGCCGCTGAGGTACAAAAGATAGCAAACACGCCCAAAAAGGTAACCAAAGACAGCTTAAAGCGTGGCAACCAAGATGAAATTGGCGAGTATGAAGCCATGTTATTTGTCTTGGGTGAGTACTGTATCAGTCAATGGAATGTTACCGCTGATGGTGAGCCATTAGCGGTCAATGGCGATAACTTTTTAATTCTGCTTGACCAAGCTTTTGAAAAAGACAAATTAACGCAGTTTATTACCTTGCTATTTGAAACTTATGCCAGCCTTAGCCAAGAATTTGAAGACAACAAGGCAAAACTGGTAAAAAAGTCCACGACTGCTACCAATGGGAAAAAATCAGAGTAACACTTACCCCAAACCGTATTGAGAGCTATCAGCGGTTGGGGATTGATTTACCCACGCCTGCCGCTGCCGATGTGTATGTTGACAATATCTTTATGGTTTTTGCCCTAGCAAACCGAGCAAGGCGATATACCCAAGGCATAGCCCTACCGTTGTCTGTGCGTGATGTTTGTGATGTTTGTGAGCATTATCAAAGCTTATTGCCAAGGGCGTGGCTATTTGAGCTTATTTTTATGCTTGATGATTTATGGCTTGATGAGTATAACAAAAAACCCTAGGCTGGGCGGGTTTATAGGTTTTAATGGAGAGTTTATGTCAAATACATACCGCTTAGACATACAGGTAAATGCCGATAGTGCTAATACCGCCTTGGGAAATCTAAAAGAGCATTTTGATAAGATTGAACAATCAAGCGGTAAGGCAGGTCGTGGTTTGGCGGATGTTGGTAGGTCATCAAATAGGGCAAGCCAATCTGTTGATGTTTTGGCAAAAAATACAGAAGATTTGGCAAATAAGACAGCAAAATTAAATGGCATTTACCAAGACTCTAAAGGTCGTTGGCATGAAGCTGGTGGCAAGTTTATTAGCGTTGCAGAAGCCGCCAAAAGAGCAGGGGTGAGCATTGAAGAGTTGCAAAGGGATTTTGGAGATGTGGCTAAAAAAGCAGGTGATGGGGCTAAAAAGTTTGGTGATGATGCTAAAAAAGCTGGTGATGATGTTGATGGCTTAAAGCGTAAAACAGATGGCTTAAAAACAGCTTTTGGAGCATTAAAAGGCGTGATGTTTACCGCCCTTGCCGTTGCTGGCGTTGGTGGCGTCATTGCCACCGCCGATGACATGCAAACCCTTACAAGTCAAATCAAACTTGCCACCACAAGCACCAAAGATTATGCCCATGCAATGAGTGAGATAGAACGCATTGCGATGGGTAATATGGTCAGCCTTGACTCTGTTGGGCAATTGTACGCATCAAACGAGCGGTCATTAAAACAACTTGGCAAAAGCCAAGATGAAGTGATTAAGTTTACCGAAAATATCACCACGGCAATGCGTGTCAGTGGCGGTAGTGCAGAAAGCCAAGCGGCCGCATTAACCCAGCTTGGGCAAGCCATGGCGTCAGGGGTGTTGCGTGGTGATGAGTTTAACTCGGTCGCCGAACAAGCCCCTGTTATTATGGAGCTGATGGCAGACAGCCTAGGGGTAACAACAGGCAAACTGCGAGATATGGCAAAAGAAGGTAAGCTTACCTCAAAGGTTGTTTATGATGCCCTTGCTGGTGCATCTGCAAGTGATAAGCTTGCTGAAAAATCCAAAAAAATGTCTACAACCATCAGCGGTGCAATGCAAAACATTCAAACGCAGTGGCGTCTTGGTGTTGATGCCATCATGAATGGTGAGGGCGGTTTATCCAGCGTGCTTGCTGATGGTATTAATAGCATTGCGTTGGGGGCGTCATCATTTGTTGATAGCTTGCCTGCGATTAATCAAGCCATCACTGATACCATTGCCAAAGCCAAAGAAATGGGTACGGCATTTTTAGAGTCTGATTTTGGGCAATCTGCGATACAAACTGCCAAAGATGCCTTTGAACAATTAAAATCAGCCATGCAAGGTGTGGTTGATATTGCAGGCGATGTAAAAGCATTCTTTGAGAAAAACCCTGAGCTTGCAATTGCACTGGCGAGCGGTGTAGGAGCGGCAGCAGGAGCATTTTTATTATTTAAAGGTGTGCTGATTGTATGGACAGGGGCGGCAACACTTGCATCAGTCGCAGGTGGTGTCTTAGCAGCGACGATGGCTGTGCTAACCAGTCCGATTACGCTTGTGATTGCAGCTTTTGCTGCACTGGTGGCGGCAGGTGTGTATGTATACCGTAATTGGGACACAATTAAACAAAAGGCAAATGACGCATGGCAGAGCATTAAAGAGACTTGGCAGGGCGTTGGTGAATGGTTTGGTGAGCTTTGGGATAAAGTCAAACAGACCTTTTTTAATTGGTTATCCCAAATGCCAAAACCAGTACAAGAGATGGTTGCTAACATTGGTGAAATATTTAGCACGATTGTGGATGTGGCAGGGGCGGTTTGGGATGGCATTGCCAATATTGCCAAAAGCGTATGGCATGCGATAACAGAATTTGTCTCTTCCGCCATTGATAAAATTAAGCCTGTTATCAAATCTGTTTTGGGGTTTTTTAAAAACGCATGGGACGGCTTGGTTGGTATTGCTAAAACCGTTTGGCAGGCGGTTGTCAGTGTTGTCAGCCATGTTTTTGATAAAATATCTGGCATTATTAGTACACAATTTGAAGTCATGAAAGCGATTTTTATGGCAGGTGTTACCATTTTTGCCAGTATTTTTAATGCAGGATTTGAGATGGTGAAAACCATCTTTAGCACCGCTTTTAAAGTGATAACAGCCGTATTAACTGGCGATATGCAAGGCGTAAAAGACGCCATCAAAGATGGTTTTCAAAAAGCCGTTGATATCTCAAAAAAATTGGTTGGTAACATTGTAGATGCCTTAAAAAAACTTGGCAAAGATTTACTACAAGTTGGGCGTGATGCCATGCAGGGCTTTATTAATGGTATCAGCGAGAAAATAGATGCAGCGGTTAGCAAAGCCAAAGAGATGGCAAGTAGCGTAAAAAATGCAGTTACAGGCTTTTTTGACATTCATTCGCCATCTCGTGTGATGAAGCAAATTGGTGAATGGGTATCAGAGGGCTTGGCAATTGGTATTGCCTATAAAGCACCGATAGCCACCAAAGAAGCCAAAAACCTTGCTAAAAGCGTAAAAAACGCCCTTGAAAGCGAACTTCAAAAAACCGCAGAAGAGATATTTTTAACCAAACAACACATTAAAGGCAACCCATACGCCCAGCTAACCAAAGACATTGCCTTTGGTAAATACGGCAAACAAGACACCAGCCGATTACAAAAGCTGGCACAAGAGCAAATCTTACAAAGCAATATTTTAACGCTCACCCAGCAGTTACACGAGACAAGGCAAAATCTCGCCAATGTTGGGTTGACCAGCATTGAAATCATGCAAAGACAATATGATGAAACCGACAAATCTGTCCGAGCGTCTTTGGATTTGTTTGAGCAAGTCAAGAAAACAAGTCAAGAGCTAATTGATGCAACCAATCGCCATGAGGCGACCCAAGAGTTTGAAAGCACGCTAAAAGACATCACAAAACAGATGGCAATCATGGGTAGTCAAGATCCATTGGCTGAGTTTTTATATGACTTACAAAATGCTGAGAAATACGCTTATTATACCGCTGGGCAGTTGGCAGTGCTTAAAGATGGGATGATTAAGCTACAAGACGCCAAAGATAAGCTAAATGCCAAACAGGCATTTGATACGCTGATGAAAGATACAGCACTGGCAAATGAGACGCCAGCCCAAAGGTTACAGCGTGAATATGATGAAAAAATGGCGGTCATTGATAAGTATGAGCAAATGCATAGTGATAAGCTTGAAAATGCCACAAACCTAAGACAGCAAATCACCGAGCGATACGAGCAAGCCGAAAAAGATGCTAAAGTCAAAAACTATCAAGAGCATTTAACAGCATTTGCAGGGTTTTTAAAAAACACGGCAGGTGAGCAGTCCAAAGCCTACCGTGCCATGTTCGCTGTATCAAAAGCCTATGCGTTGGCAGATGTGGGCGTTAAAATGGGTAAGGCGGTTGCTGATGCTTGGGCAGACCCATCAGCGGTGACAATTTGGCAAAAACTTGCCAATGTCGCCAAAGTGTCTTTGGGACAGGGGCATGTGTTAAGCATGATTAACGCCATTAGCCCCAAAGGGTTTGCCACAGGGGGCTACACAGGCAACATGGGGGTAAATCAGGTGGCAGGGGTGGTACATGGTCAAGAATATGTACTAAATGCCAAAGCCACAAAGCGTATCGGCGTTGGCAATCTTGAACGGCTAAACCGTGGTGATGGCATTGGCGGTCATGTCAATAATATCAGCGTCAATGTCACAGTCAATAGCGATGGCAGTGGCGATGTACAAGCTAATCATACCATGGGCAAACAGCTTGGGTATGCCATCAAATTAGCCGTACAAGCTGAATTGCAAAAAGAAAGACGGCAGGGCGGTTTACTGTACAGATAAGCAAAAACCCAACTGGTGCAAACAGTTGGGTTTTTTATTACCCCTTTAAACGGTACTTAAAAGGATAACTTATGGGTGATTTTATCACATTTTTAACCTATATTGAAAGTGAGAAATTAACAATGGCAAAATTCATTATTTTAATGATAACCCTAGTTATACTCATGCTGATTTATAAAGCCCCAGACATTTATCGGATTTATAAAGAATTTGAGAGAAAAGACAATGAAAACTTTTAATTGGGACATATCGGCAGACAGCAGTGAGAGCATCAGCCATAATACAACCATAACCGCCTTTGGTGATGGCTATGAGCAGGCGGTCAGTTTTGGCATTAACAACAGCCGTAAATCATGGCAATGTAGCAAGACTGACACAAAGGTGGTGATTGATGAGATTTACCGCTTTTTAATTGACACAAAAGGCGTTGAGTCTTTTAACTTTAAGCCTTTAACCGATGAACCAAGTATCAAAGTCCGCCTAGATGGTGAGATATCACGCCAAAAGATGGGGGGCGATGCTTGGCAAATTGGGTTTACTTTAAAGCAGGTTTTTTGAAGGGCTTGACAGTATGTCAAGCCAAATCCGCCATCGCCAATTGTGCCAGATAGTTTGAACGGCTTTTGTATAGCGATTTGTGAGCCGAGACTTTTTCGTCAATTTTGGCAATCAGATGGTTAGGTAAGGTAATGTTGATTTTGTGGCTTTTTATGTCATATTTTGACAAGTCCACATCTACCCATGCCCACATCATGCCATCAAATTGGCTGTTTTGGGTGTGTGCATCAAAATTGGTGGGCAGTGGGATTTCTTCGCCGTCATCTACCAAGCCACTAAAATGCACATGAAGGCATTCTAACGCCATTTTGTGTATGTCTTGCAAGTCATCGCACGCACTGGCAAGATTTGGCACATCAGGAAAAAAGATGCCGTGGGCGGTTTTATCATCGCCTTTTAAGATTGCAATGGGGTATAACATCATCGTCTCCTAGTTATCAAGGTGTTGCAAGGGCTAATTGCTTAGCCCTGCTTGTCTCATAATGCTGTCAATGGTGGGTTGTGGCAAATCTTTTTTGGGGTGGGGAACAGTGACACGACCTTTTTTGGTGGGGTGTTTAAACTGCTGATGACTACCGCCATTTGATTTGACACGATACCAACCGTCAGCTTTTATGAGTTTAATGACTTCTCTACTGCTTGCCATTTCATCACCTTGCTGTGTTGTTGATGTGTATATTATACATCTAGGGTTATAATTGTCAAGTGGTTTTTAAGATATTTTTATTATCCAAATAAATGCCCCTTTATGGGGTTTTTTCACCAACCAAACCGCCCATCATCTGATGAGCGGTTTTTTAACTCGACGACATTAATGTCGGCGACATACCCACAGCCCTTATAAATCAAGGGCTTTTTTTAGGAGCAAAAAAATGAGTGAAACAACTCTAACTGAATTATCACGCACCGAAGCACAGGTATTACAGAGCTTTATCGCACAGGTGGATTACTGGAAAAACCAACACGGCGATAAAGCCAGTACCATTGAGATTACCTATTATCCTGATGATGACGGCTTTGAAGTTAGTAACAATGAAGCTAACAACGGTGTGCTAAAACGCAATCGCACCACAGTGTTTCGTGCTGACCTTTTGGCATGGGCGTCCAATCAGTTACGCTACTTACAAGGCTATGACAACAGCCAAACAGTCACCGAGTTTAGCTTGTCTTATAAAAATGACCGTTATGGAGTGCGTGCCGCCCTTGCCAGCGAAGCCACAGACAAGGCAGATGATGGGGCTGATGATAAAGCCGAGCAAACACAGTAAGCAGGCTAATTTAAAATCTGCCCAAACTGGTCAATAAATCACCCAAATGCTTAGCGTTATGCTAAGCATTTGGGCAGATTAATCAAATGAGATTGCCATGAGTTTTAACACAGACATACAACAAACCACCGTACAAGGCTTTATTACCTTGTATGAGCTTGACGCTCGTAAATTGGGCGGTGAGATTTACCGTTTTCATGGGCATAATGATGGGGTGATTAGATGGCAGGGGCAGGATTTTCATCCCATCGCCATCAAGGCAGACGGCCTTGAAATGCGTTCAGATGGCAGGGCAAGCACGCCTAAGCTTAGCATTGGCGATAAGATTAATGGCATACAAGGGGCGGTATCAGCCCTTTGCCGATTGTACGATGATTTTGCCCGAGCTAAGCTTACTGTAACGCAGACCTTGCAGGCGTATCTTGATAGCCATGACGCTCAAAATTACCGCCAGCAAGAGTGGTACATAGAACAAAAAGTTAGCGAAAACCCAAGCCTTGGTATTGTGGAGTTTGAATTATCAAACCCTGTGGACTTTGAAGGGCAAAAAATCCCTGTGCGTCAAATCACCACTTACTGTAATGAAGCGGTCTGTGGTCGTTATCGTGGCGAGATTTGTGGCTATACAGGTACAGCACGATTTACCCATGATGGCAAGCCAACCGATGACCCTACTTTGGACAGATGTAGCGGTTTATTAGCCCACTGTAAGTTAAGGGACAATGAGGGGAGTTTTTGCGGTTTCCCTGCGGCTGGGTTGGTTTAGGGCAACTGGTAAAAGATACTTACAAGTTCAAGATACCAGTCAACCCAAACCGCCCATCAGATAGGCGGTTTTTTAGGGGAGTACCTGCAAGCATGTTTGTGGGGTGTTTGTGTTGATAATTTTGTAATTTTTTTTGTTTCACTTGATTTGACAAATAAATCTAAAAGATATATGCTTATATTTAAACACTTTTTTAGGGGGGTTGGTTATGAGTAATGCCCAAAATAACACCCAAAACAATCAAGTAATCATAAAACTATTCGCTGAGCTTGGTAAAAGCATGCAGGCAGAGGCAAAACGTTTTAATGAAGAGCATCAAAAGACCAAAGAGAGAATAGAAAGTGGCACAAGAATTACCAAACACCGAATTGCTCTTTGATTTTCTTTATGTTGATACTTATCGAATCAAATCTTACTATGCCCAGTTAACAGGGCGTGGGGCATTGTCTCTATTAAAAATGTCTGACAACACTTCTACGACCCAACTAAAAGAGGCAACTCTTGGTGTACCAACAGTAGGTGGTGGTAAATTATCTTTTAATGCGTTAACCAATCAGCTAAGTGAGCATTCTTATGACCCTATGCCGTCAATGCCTAGTGATGTCATCAATCGGCTTGATGAGCTTGGATTTATTGAGCGTGATTTGACCGTTGATAATTTGGGTAATTTGGTGTTGTTGTCAGGTAAATTAGGCATTTCTGACATCAGTTTATTAAAAGATGTGTCAGATGCCCTGTTAAAGCAACTTGCCGAAGAAAAATCCAGCTTGGAGACGAATCCTAAAAAGCGTAAACAGGTTTATGAGCAAGAAATAAAAGCCAATAAACACATCTTTGATTTTTTAAAACAAATCCCCTATTCACTGGAAGCGAGATTGATACTGGGTGATGATGAGGTTTGGATGACTTTAAATCGTGATGAGATTATCGGCAGTGCCTACGAGATAAATTTTAAGCATGGTGATTTCTTATCTGGTGAGTACTATGTGCTTGGTGTATTAGATGCGACTCCGAATGATGATTATCAAAGCCCAATCATCCAAACCCAGTTTAAACTTGCGATGACTACCATGGTGCAAGATTTAAAAAACCTTTTGGGTCGCCCCAGTACTTGCTATGGCATTACACCTGTTGCCATTTTTAGGGTTATCAGAGCAAATAAACAAGATGCGTAACTAATGTGAAAATCAACACCGCCCTAAAAGGCGGTTTTTTATTGGACAAAAAATGACACTCACCAAACACACCAAACGCTTTATCCTCAACCATGCCAAAGCTTGCTACCCTGCTGAATGCTGTGGGCTTATCATAGATGGGCAGTATTATCCTTGTGATAATGTTGCTCCAAATCCCACCGAGCATTTTGAGATAGACCCCCAAAACATGCTTGAAATGCAAGATATAGGCGAAATCCAAGCCATCGTTCACAGTCATCCCAATGGCAATGCTGAGCCGTCTGAGATTGACCGTGTGCAAATGGGCGTACATGGCGTGCCTTGGGTGATTTGTGGTTTTGGTTACCATGCTGATGGGGAACAGTACTTTAATATCAAATGCCATAAGCCCAAAGTGTATCAAGCACCGCTATTGGGGCGTGAGTATCATCATGGCGTGCAAGATTGTTATAGCTTGGTGCGTGATTATTACCGCCGTGAACTTGATAGTGATTTGCCTGATTTTAAGCGTAGCGATGCTTGGTGGGAAAATCCTGCCCATGAGCCGTTATACGAGAAAAACTTCACCAAAGCAGGCTTTATTAAGGTGCAAGACAAAAACGACTTACAAAAGCATGATGTAATTTTATGCCGTGTTGGGCGTACCCATCATGTTAATCATGCCTTGATTTATTTGGGCGATGGCAAGTTAACAAGCGAGAGAACCCCTGATTGTGTGGGTAATGCCCTAATTTTGCACCATCCCCATGGCAGACTAAGCACTCGTGAAATTTATGGGGATAGTTGGCAAAGACGAACCGCCCTTATTGTCAGACATAGAGAGTTATCATGAAAACTATCCAACTACACGGCATTTTAGCCAAAAAGTTTGGCAGATTTTTTAAATTAGATGTTAAAAGTGCCAGAGAAGCTTGCCATGCTTTAGCAACCCAAATCCCTGCCTTTGGTCAATTTATGGCAGACAGTGAGCAACTGGGTTATCGTTTTGCAGTGTTTAACGGTAAAAAACAAAACCAAAAAACCAACATCAGTGAAAATCAGTTGAACGACATCACCACCGCCAATCACATTCACATCGTCCCAAAAGTCATCGGCTCTGGTGGTAAGGCAATGGCGTGGCTACAAGTGGTGGCAGGGGTGGTATTGGTTGGGGCAGGGATAGTAACAGGCAATGCTGGGCTAATTGGTGCAGGGGCAGGTTTGATTTTAGGGGGTGTGTCAAGTCTGCTAATGCCAACGCCCAAACTTGACCCAAACAATGAAGATGGCAACCGCCCAAATAATGGCTTTGGCGGTGCAATCACCACGGTGGCTCAGGGCAATCCTGTACCGATTTTATACGGTGAGCGAGAAATTGGTGGGTTTATTGTCTCAGCGGCGATTTATGCTGAAGATAAGATGGTACAAGGGGTTAAAATTTAGGGGTAATTATGAAAATCTACGGTGCAAAAAGACAAAAACAAAGCTCACGCAAGCCATATATTCAAAAAGATACAGCAAGCAGTACTAACTTTTATCAAGCACTGTACGGCTTATCAGAGGGTGAAATATATGGTCTTGTAGACGGTGGCAAATCTATCCGCCTTGATGGTACGCCCATTATCAATGACAATGGCGAGCCGAACTTTCCTGATGTGTCATGGGATTTTCGAGCTGGCAGCATTGACCAAACGCACATTAAAGGCTTTTCGTCCGTTGAAAATGAGCAAAGTATCAATGTAGAGCTACGCCACGACCGCCCCTATACCAAAGCCATCAATAATAAACAACTGTCAGCGGTGGCAATCCGCTTGGGTTTTAACGCCTTGCGTGAACAAAAAGACAATGGCGATGTTGTTGGCTACCGCATTGAATACGCCATTGATGTGCAAACCGATGGCGGTGCGTGGGAGATGGTGCTAAATACCGCCGTTGATGACAAGGTTAGCCAAGGTTATCAGCGGTCGCACCGTATTGATTTACCAAAGGCTCAACAAGGCTGGTCTGTGCGTGTGCGTCGCCTTACCCCAAACCGTGATAGTGAGATGGTAAGCGATACCATGGTTGTCTCTGCTGTCACTGAAATTATTGACGCTAAGCTTCGCTATCCGTGTACGGCTCTGCTTGCCTTAAAATATGATGCCCAAACCTTTTCTAACATTGCTAAAGTATCGGTGCGTGTGCGTGGCATGCTCATTCAAGTGCCAACCAATTACGACCCTGTGGCACGCACTTATGATGGCGTTTGGAACGGCACTTTTAAATTAGCCTACTCAAATAATCCTGCTTGGGTGTTTTATGATATTTGTACCGCCAAACGATACGGATTGGGCGACAGACTGGCGGGTAAAGTTGATAAATGGAGCTTGTACCGCTTAGCCCAATATTGCGATGAGATGGTAGATGACGGCAAAGGGGGCAAAGAACCTCGCTTTACGGTGAATGTCTATCTACAAAAAGCTGATGATGCGTATCGTGTGCTACAAAACCTATCATCAGTATTTAGGGCATTAAGCTTTTGGGATGGACAAAGCATTGTGGTAGATGCTGATACGCCCAAAGAGCCTGTTTATGTGTTTAGTAATGCCAATGTAGTGGGCGGTGAATTTAGCTACACAGGCACAAGAGCAAGAGACCGCCATACGATTGTCAAATGTGCTTATGATGACCCTGATAATAATTTTGAAACTGATTATATTTATGTACAAGATGAACATGCGATTGCCAAATACGGTATTAATCAATTAGAACTCAATTTATTTGGCTGTACAAGTAAAGGACAAGCCCAACGAGCAGGGATTTGGGCGTTAAAGTCCGAACAGCTGGAAACTGAAACGGTGAGCTTTAGCACAGGCTTGGACGGCTTTATCCCCAAAGTGGGGGAGATTATCCATGTGCAGGACAACAACCGAGCTGGGCGTATGCAAGCTGGGCGGATTGTGGCAACTGATGGCAGACAAATCACGCTTGACCGTGTGGCAGGCAAAGTGGGCGATACGGTGATGGTGGGTGATAATTCTGCCAAGATTGTACAGATTGATGATACGGTTATCACGACGGACACCGCCATTGGTAGTGCTGGGCAAGTGTTTGCCATTTCATCAAGCGATGTTGCCCCAAGGGCGTATCGTGTGATGACGATTAGCCAAAATGACGATGCAAGCTTTTCATTTACCGCACTGCAATATGAAATTGGCAAATTCACCGCCACCAATAACATTGCCGCCATACCCAAAAAAGAAGTTTCGGTAATTAAGGCTCATGTCTTGACACCGCCAAACTCAGTAAGCATTACCGAACGCACACGCACTCATCAAGGGCAGGCGATTACCACGCTTGTCATCGGCTGGGAGCAGGTGGTAGGTGCTGTGGCTTATGTTGATAAAGACGAGATTGATGGTACCGCAGGCAGGATGACGGTCAATAGAGCGACCCAAGTTCAAGCAGTTACACCTGACAAAATTAGGGAAGTAGGTGAGCAATTTAGATCCCACCCTAAAAACCATATCTGAGAGAAGTCTTAAAAGCTTGCAAGGCGTTCACCCTGATTTGGTCAAAGTGGTTTTGCATGCCATCAAAATTAGCCCTGTGGATTTTTCGTTCATGGAAGGTGTGCGAACCAAAGAACGCCAGAGAGAGCTTGTCAAAAAAGAGCAAGTAAAACTATGA